TGTGGCGGCTGGAGATGTTCCGGCGTGAGGCGGCGATTACGGCGCAGAGCCGGGCGGATGTTGCGGCTCGGATGCGGCGTATTCTGGTGTCTGTTGATCCTTCTGGGGCGGCGGGACCGGAAGACTACAGGTCCGACGAGATCGGAATTGTGGTCTGTGGCGTTGATGCGGCTGGTGTGGGGCATGTTCTGGAAGATCTGTCTGCCCGGGATAGTCCGGCGGGGTGGGCTGCCCGGGCCTTGCGGGCATTTGATGACTGGGGTGCTGAACGCATTGTTGCGGAGCGGAACTTCGGGGGGGCTCTGGTAGAGAGAACGATCCGGAGTGTGCGGGCGCATGCTTCCGTCAAACTGGTGACGGCGGCGCGGGGCAAGGCGGCACGCGCAGAGCCGGTCGCAGCGCTCTATGAAGTTGGCAGGGTTGTTCACCATGGCCGGTTTGCGGCTCTGGAGGATCAGCTCTGTCACTTCTCGGTCAGTGGATATCGTGGGCCACGGTCTCCGGATCGGGCGGATGCGATGGTCTGGGGGCTGAGTGAACTGATGCTTGCCGGAAGTGGCGGCATGACGGGCTGGAGCTCGTCTGGATTTTCGCTGGCGCGCTGAACCGATCTTTGCGGGTCGGGATGTGGCCTGAAACAATGGAGAACACATGGACTGGTTGTCCCTGCAACAGCGTTATGCTGTTCCCGCGGGTGCGTCCGCGCGGACGGCGCGGCTGCTGGCGCTTAAGCGTGTTCTGGACGGAACGCAGTATGATGCGTTGCCGTATCCGTTTTCGATGGAGAAGTCTGGGGCGGGAGAATATATTCCGCTGTCCAGCCGGCGCCCTTCTGTTCGCACGAATTTGTGCCGGACGGTTGTGGATGAGTCGGTTTCGCTGCTGTTCGGGGATACGCACTGGCCTGGTCTGGTGACGGATGATGCGCGGGTGGCGCATGCTTTGAGCGCGTTTGCTTCGCAGGCCCGGCTGGCGTCGTTGCTGATGGAAGCGGCGCGGCTGGGGTCGGTGGGGTCGGTTGCGATCCTGTTCGAGGTCTCGGCCGGGGTTCCGAAGTTGTCCGTACTGGAAACGGCATATCTGACGCCGTTCTGGGATGATGCGACAGGGGAGTTGCTTCGGGTTGAGGAGCGGTTTCTGGTCCGGGGCCGGGATCTGGCGGCACAGGGTTATCCGATTGCGGATGAGCTTCTGGGCGCGCAGTTCTGGTGGCAGCGGGTCTGGACGCCCCTAGATTGTGCGGTTTCCGTGCCCTGGCTGGTAGGAATGGATGGCGGGGTTCGGGACGAGAGCCGCTCTGTTCGGCATGGACTGGGGTTCGTGCCTATTGTGTGGATACGCAATCTGGGTGGGCCTTGTGGGCGTGATCCGGAAGGTGAGTGCACGTTCGAGCGGGCCATCGATACGGTGATCGAGGCGGATTATCTGCTGTCACAGGCAGGTCGGGGGCTGAAGTATGGCTCAGATCCGACGTTGGTTCTGAAGACAGGTGGGTTTTCCGAGGGGATTGCACATCAGGGGGGGGCAGCTTCGGCGTTGACGCTTCCGCCTGAGGGGGATGCCAAACTTCTGGAAATCAACGGGAACGCAGCCGGGGCGGTGCTCGATCATTATCGGGAACTGCGTCTGGTGGTGTTGGAGCAGTTGCATGGCAACCGGGCTCATGGTGACCGGGTGGGCGGCGCGCAGTCGGGCAAGGCCATGGAGATGATGTGTCAGCCTCTGATCTGGTTGGTAGATCGTTTGCGTCATTCCTACGGCGAAGGCGCGCTGATTTCGATTTACCGGATGGCCTGCCGGTTTTCCTGTGTTCTGGAAAACGGACTTCGGATCGGGGGAACGCTGGTCAAGGACCTGCCGTACTGCCGCATGAGTTTGCTGTGGCCGGCGTGGTTTCCGTCCACGGATCCGGAGCTTCTGTCGCTGACGCAGGGTCTGGTGACGGCTGTTTCCAATGGAATTCTGAGCCGTGAAACGGCGGTTCGGATGTTTGCGATGGCATCGGGAAATTCTGATCCGAATACGGAATGGAAAATGCTGGAGCAATGGTGTGCTTCTGAACAAGCATGAGTGTTGACGGGGGAATGATGTCCGGAACTGATGACACCATTGAGGATGTAGAGGCTCTGCGTCGGGCGTTGAATGAAGCGCGGAGTGAGGTTGAGGCGGTCCGTCAGGAAATGACGGATGTTGTGACGCGACAGGAGACGCTTCAGCGCAGTCATGAGGAGGCGTTGGCCCGGGTGCGGGAAGACAGTGACCGGGAGGTTATTGTGTCGGCGCTTCGGGCGGAGGCGATCCGTAATGGCGCGCATAATCCTGATGATGTTGTGCGGCTAATTGACCTGAAGGGGATCGATCGGGGCGAGGACGGCTCAGTGGTCGGTGTGCTTGAGGCTTTGCAGCAGGCCCGTCAGGAGCGGGCCTATCTGTTCGGCGAGGCGCTCCGGCCCGGATATTCGAGCGGCACTACTGTTGGGCAGGCAGCGCCGCGGCCGGGTGGGATCGAACCGTTCAATGCGCGCGCCGCCAGTGAGGCGGATTACGAAACGCGCAAATGGCAGTTTCTGGCCCAGGGCTAAAGCCCGGGACGATATTTGAGCGGGTCTGATGGCAGGCCGGGTTCAGAAAACACATTTACGGAAAAAACACATGAGCATTGATAATTTTCCTGTTCAGCTTCAGGCCGCCATTCAGCAGGGTTTTCTGGCCCGTGAATTTGAGAATGGCCTGAAATCCCGGTTGGGCTTCCGTCAGGTTGCTGATCGTGAAGTGTTCCCGAATGCCATCGGTGAGACGCTGACGAAAACCCGCAAGAGCCTCAAAGCGCCGGTGACGACGCCGCTGAACCCGACGGGTAATACGAATTTCGATAATGGTCTGAGCCCGTCCGGCTGGTCGGTTGAACAATATACGCTGTCCATCAACCAGTATGGTGATACGATCGATCTGAACATGGTCACCAGTGGTGTGGGGATTGCGTCGCAGTTCCTGGCCAATGCCAATACCAATGGTGTGCAGGCCATGCAGTCCCTCGACCGTTTGGCACGCAATACGCTGTTCGGTGGTGCGCAGAATGGTGTGGGCGGTTATCTGGGTGGCAACACGCGTGTGACGGCGACGCTGGGGAGCGCTGGAGACACCATCGCGGTGGACGATATTCGTGGTTTCCAGTCCGTGATCGTGAATGGTCAGGTGACGCCGATCAGCGCGACCAATGGCATGACCGTGACGGTGGGCGGGGATGTTTACACACTCGTCAGTGTGACGGCTGATGCGACGAATGTGTCCACGGCGCCGGGCGGTGTTTCGGGGCAGATGACGTTTTCTGCGACTGTTTCGGTTGCAGATGGCACAGAAGGTCAGGCCGTTGTAGCGTCCACGGCGCCGCTGGTGATCCGTCCGAATGGTCGTCTGACGACTGCGGCGTTGCAGACGGCAAGCACGAGCGGTCTGGCGGATACGTTGGGAATTCAGCAGGTTCTGGCTGGTGTGGCGACGCTGCGACGTAATAACGTGCCGATGATTAACGGTGCGTATCACTGCTATCTTGATGATCTGCAGCTTCTTTCGCTCTTCCGTGATCCGGATTTCAAGCATCTGTATCGGGGTGCTTATGGTTCGGAAGAGTATCGTTCCGGTCAAGTAATAGAACTTCTGGGTGTGCGTTTCATCCCGACGACGGAAGCACCGCAGCAGGCCTCTCTGGGTGCTGGGTCCATTCATCGTGCGTTGTTGCTGGGCCAGGGGGCGCTGATTGAGGGTGACTGCGCGCTGACGGGGCATTCTGATATTCCGGATTCCGAGCGTGCGCTGATCGAGATGGTGGACAGTGTGGCGATGGTGACGCGTGAGCCGCTGGATCGTCTGCGCCAGATCATTGCTCAGTCCTGGTACTGGATTGGCGGTTTCGCTCTGCCGACGGACGTGACGGCGGACATGACCGTTATTCCGACGGCCACAAACAGCTATCTCAAGCGTGGTGTCGTGATCGAGAGCCTTGGCACGGATGCTCTCGGTCTGACGTTCTGACCTTTTTACGGCCCCTGTCCATGAGGCGGGGGCCTCTCTTGGGGGAGAATGATATGTCCGGAACGGTTGGCTTATCGACGGATATTCTCTCGGAAGGAGAGAAAATGGATATTCGCCGGTTTTGCGGTTATCCCGCCATTGGATCGCGGGAAGGAAACCAGGAATCCTGGCGCTTCTTTCAGGTGGAAGGGGCGCTGGAGTGGCGGATGAACTGTTTGTCCGGGGCAGAGCTTCAGCAGATCAGGCTTTATTTGTCGCAGCTGTATCCGCTGGAAACTGCGATTGCGGGGGCTTCGGACAATCTGGATACGGCGCAGGCGGCGAGTTGGTATCACAATGGTCGGGAAGTGCAGGACCGGGTGATGCTGTTTACGTTGTGGCGGCGGCGGCTGTGTGCGTTTCTGGGTGTGGCCGGCGGCCTGGAGTTGCAGGACGGTCGGGCGATCGTGGTCTGAGGAGGGCTATGTGCAGCAGGCAATGATCGCGGCCAGGCTCTCCAGGGGATATGCGAGGGCTGCGGCTGTTCTGGGGGCTTCGGGGGAGCAGTATCGTCCTTCGGGCGGTCTGTTGCCGATGGGAACCCTTTATGAGCAGCCCATGCTGGCTTTTGATGTGGACGCTGAATTTTCGTTCGTGCGGCCGATCGGCTGGGGCATACCGACCGAATATGTTCTGACCGACCGTCGGGAGGATACGCAGGTTGCCGATATTCTGGTGGCGAGCGGGCGGACGTATTTCGTGGCGTCCGTGGAGCCTTTGCGGCCGCCTTTGTGTGTGGTGTGCAGTCGGATGGTGTCGGTCAGCGGTGTTACGGGAACCGTGCAGACGCTGGTTTCGGAGTGTCCGGCGGCCATTATCATGCGGGCGAAGGGGGAATCTTCGGGCAGCGGTGTTCCGGGGGCGACGCGGCCGGGACAGTCGGTGATGTATCTTCCGCTTCTACCCGGCGTGGTGCTGACGCCTTACATGACAGTCACGACTGATCTGGGAACGACTTATACGGTTAATGCGGTGGAGGTTTCCGGGTTCGGTATCCGGTGCACCATGTCGCTTCAGCAGGTCTGAGGGAGGACAGGAATGACAGATGCCTCCAGGGTCGGGCTGGCGTTGGCCTATAACTGTGTGCAGGTCCTTTATCCGGATGGTCTTTCGGGAACTTCGGTGACGGGACGGCAGGTGGTGCTACGGCGGGGGTGGCTGTTGCCGAGTGATCTTTTCGCGGCGCAGAACATCCGCAACAACATCGATTTTGTCACAGTCACCATGGCGCCCCGGAAGATGCCAGAATGGGCGGAACCTCTGGGGCGGCCCTGGCGTGTGCAGCAGAAAGTCGATCCTACGGTCGGTGTTGTGGTTACGGATGGGACGGTTGAGATCGTTTTTTCCGGAACATCTACGCCTGCGGGTGTGGTGGCGGTCTGGCTTGATGATATGCCCCGTGGGGGCGCGTCTTCCGCGGCTTATGCGGTGACGGCTCAGGATACGCCAGTGACGGTTGCGGCGGCTCTGGCGGCTGCGCTGACGGGGGGCATTGCGAATGGCGCGACTGTCAGTGTGCCGGGTCGGGTCCTGAATGGTCATGCTGGTGGATATGGGCAGTCAGTTCGGGTGACGCGGCGGCAGGTGCAGCTTTATCGCGTTTCGATCTGGACTGCGGATGCGACGGCGCGGGAAACGCTGGCGTCCGTTCTGGATACTGCGCTGGCGGAGCAGAGCTGGATCAGTACTCTGGATGGGCGGGAGGCTCAGCTCCGCTTCCAGAGCGTGGAAGATGTCGACACGATGCAGAACGAGGCGTTGTATCGGCGGGATTATTTCTATGAGCTGGTTTTTGACACCCTTCAGGTGCAGTGGGCGTCCGAAATGCTGTGTGGCATCGGGGATCTGTCCGGAGAGGGCGGGCTTGCAGCGCCTTTTGGTGTTCTGGCTCCCGGCGCAGCGAACCAGACGGTGACGGCGGCTCTGGATGCGATGCAGGCTGTGGTTGCGGCGCAGGCTGTAAGCAGCGCCTATCCAGGGCTGGGGGTTGATCAGTTCGGGACAGTGGTCGCCGCTGCCTAAGGCAGAAGTTGAGTCAAAGAGCTGAAATTTCATCAGGAAAGCGGGCTGCTTCTACAGGAGGCGCCCGCTTTTTGCATTTTGGAGAGCGATCCGGGGATGTCTCTAGTCTATCAGGCGGGAACGTTGAATACCACGGCACTGACCGTGCCAAATCTTTATGTGCAGATTGCCCAGCCGCAGACGTTGGCCCTCGCGGGAGCATCGTCGTCGCAACTGGGTGTTGTGGGAACTGCGGGTTGGGGCCCTGTAGGGATGCCACTGCCGATCGGAGGTATGAGCGATTATGTCTCGGCGTTCGGTGCCAAACAGAACAAAACGACGGATGCGGGTCTGGCCGTTAATATTGCAGTGATGCAGGGGGCTTCGGCTTTCGTTGTTGTCCGTGTGACGGATGGGACGGACGTGGCGGCTTCCGGCACGCTGGATGGGGTGACGGTTCAGGCTGCCTGCACCGGCAGCGCTGGCAACGGGATCGTGGCTGCGGTGACGGCGACGGGTTCTGGTTATGCGCTGGCTGTCACGCATGCGGAGCTTGGGTCCGCGACGTATGCGGGGGCGGACTGGTCTACCATTGCCGCGGCTGTGACGCAGGATCTGGGTGCGCTGGTGAAGGTCGTCCTGCCGAAGACGGTGCCGGCTGTGGCTGCTGCTAGTGTGACGCTTGCTGGGGGTACGGATGGTGGTGTGCCGACGACGGCGCAGTTCCTGGGGCAGGACAGCACGGTGCGGAATGGCATGTATGCGCTGCGCGGGCAGGGTTGTGCGGTGGCGTTGCTGCATGGTGTGACGGATAGCACGTCCTATACGGCGCAGGCGGCTTTTGGGACGTCCGAAGGGGTCTATATGATCGCTGTCGGTCCGGCCTCCGATACGGTGACGAATGCGATTGCGGTTAAGGCTGCGAGTGGTCTGGATGCGCCTTCGGTCAAGCTTATGTTTGGTGACTGGCTGTGGTGGAATGATGACAGCAATGGTATGATGCTGGTTAGTCCGCAGGCTTTTGTGGGTGGCCGGTTGGTAGCCCTTTCGCCGGAGCAGTCCAGCCTGAACAAGGCGTTGTCGGGGATTGTGGGGAGCCAGAAGGCCGGACTGACGGGGAGCAGCGCGACCTATTCCACGGCTGAACTGTCCGTGCTGTTCACGGCCGGAATTGACGTGATCTGCAATCCAGCGCCGGGTGGGACGTACTGGGCGGTGCGGTGTGGGCATAATTCGTCCAGCAAAAGCACCATGAATGGTGACAATTACACGCGCCTGACGAACTACATTGCGTCTTCTCTTGCCGGTGGCATGGGCGGTTATGTTGGTGAGGTGATCAA